CAAGATAAGTGGCTCAAAAGAGAAGGGAGCAAAACACCAAATTGAAACCATTTTAACTAACTACAATGAGACGTACAATGGTACAAACTACAACGGATATACCGCTACAGGCTACTATGAACTTTTCATAGACTCTGAGCTAGTGCACACCTCCTCATTCAGTATAGACCCAGAGAGTAGCGAGAGTTTCAAGTTCGAATGGACAGCTACTGGCAATTACCATGAGTTTTATGTTAAGGCTTATGTTAATGAAGGTGAAATTAACAAGGAAAACAATGAGTATACTAAAGAGCAAGTTTTCGAATCTGAAAGAAAGAGTGGATTCTTACCAAGTTTATCGTTGTTATCCTGTGTTGTTATCATGTGTGTTATAGTTTCATTCAACCGTAGCAAACCTAATTAAGATACATTGAATGTATATACATGAGTGCAGCACCGCCCCAAATGAGACGGATTCCTGATGAACAGTTTTTTGATTTAAGAAGTTGGAGTGCTGATAAAGCTGAAGATTACGGTGAAAAAGCATCAATGATAGTTCATACTATTTTGCTTAGTAAGAGAGACCAAGTTAATAGAATAACTTCAGAACTACATGACGGTAACATAATTCTAATTGATTTTACACCATTAACCTCAGACCAGGAAACTTTGCACAAGGTTTTAGCCGAATTAGAGAGAGCTATTGCAGACATTGATGGAGATTTAGTTGGTGTGAGTCAAAAATGGATACTAGCAACACCTAATGGTGTAAGAGTCTCTAGAGAAAAATTAAAAGTTTAATGAACATTGCAGTAATAGGAACTGGAATGGTAGGAAGATTGATTGCAGTAGAATTATCTAGAGAACATCGAGTCTATGCCATTGATAATAATTCAGAAAGCTTGAATTTATTAAATAAATACAATCCTAAAATAATTACAAACAAAATTGACATCATTAAAGAGGATTTTCTGTCAGATTTAAATGCCGATCTAATTGTTAATTGCGTTCCAGGTTTTATGGGGTTTGATACTTCTAAAAGAATACTAAAAGAAAATACATGTGTAGACATCTCGTTTATGCCTGAAGACTGTCATGATTTGGAAGATTACGCTAATAAGGCCAATACAGCACTATATCCAGATGCTGGAGTTGCCCCCGGATTAAGTAACATAATTGTAGGTAATCTTATTTCTAATTACGATATCGATGAAATAAAAATAATGGTAGGTGGATTGCCAAAAGAAAAAAATCCACCTTGGAATTATAAAGCACCTTTTTCACCAATTGATGTAATAGAGGAATATACAAGGCCTGCAAGAATCAAAGAAGATGGTCAAATTAAAACTGTAAGTGCACTTACTGGAAAAATTGACTTTGAAGTTGAAGAAATTGGAAAACTGGAAGCTTTTTTAACAGATGGCCTGAGAACTTTACTAGATTCCAAATTAACGAGTAACATACCAACTCTGCTAGAATATACAATTAGATATCCTGGACATTCTAGTATGGTTTCAGAGTTAATTGATAGTGGTAAACTAGATAATTCCACAATATCTCATGATGGAAAAATAGTTAATCAAAAGGAATTTACCACTAAGAAATTATTCAAAGAATGGAAATTAGCTGAGACAGACAAAGAATTTACACTTTTGATAATTACAGCTAAGACTATGGACTCTAAAGAGATTTCTTGCGTTGTTTATGATGAATGGAGAGATGGATGGAGTAGCGATGCTTGAGATTCCATATACACTTGTTCCAAGTTCAGCAAATGATGAGCTATCTATTGTCTACACTTAACTTTTAGTTAGATAAGAGCTAGAGTGTAGAAGTATATTTATTTCTACACTTTATGACTTTTGTAAGAAAAAAGAACAAAACATTTAAATGGCCTGTTGTTGTTCGCGAACCTAGTGAGACTGATGCTGGGGTATATGAAGAAAATGAATTTATCGCTATTTTCAAAAGATTAAAAGTAAGCGAGTATCAAGATGCAGCAGAAAATAAAACAGAATTTGAAAATCGTCTAGACAAAATATCAAAAGATTGATATACTGTATACATAAATTAAATTATGAGAGGTGTGATTTATGTCATTTATTAAAGATTTAGTAAAAGCATCTGGCAACGAGTATGCTAATATCGTTGCAGAAGGCGTATCTGCTGGTGATGTAGATTCCTTTGTTGATACAGGGAGTTATATATTCAACGCCTTATTATCTGGTTCACTTTATGGTGGACTTCCAGCAAACAAAATCACAGCAATCGCAGGTGAATCTGCAACTGGTAAAACATTCTTTGCATTAGGAATGTGTAAACAGTTCTTAGAAGATAATCCTGAATCTGCTGTAATCTATTTCGAGTCTGAATCTGCAATCACAAAAGAGATGATTGAAGAGAGAGGCATCGATTCAAACAGAATGATTATTGTGCCTGTTGTCACTGTTCAAGAGTTTAGACAACAAGCAATATCGATTCTCGACAAATATCTTGAAACAGACGAGTCAGAGAGACCGCCTATGATGTTTTGTTTAGATTCACTTGGTATGTTATCAACTACAAAAGAAATCGAAGACACAGCGGCTGGTAAAGAAACAAGAGATATGACTCGTGCTCAGATTGTCAAAGGTGCATTCAGAGTTTTAACTTTAAAACTTGGTCGTGCAAAAGTTCCGATGATAGTAACCAATCACACATACGATGTAATAGGTTCTATGTTCCCTACAAAAGAAATGGGTGGTGGTTCTGGTCTGAAATACGCAGCTTCATCAATTGTTTATCTTTCAAAGAAGAAAGAAAAAGAAGGAACAGAAGTAATCGGTAATATAATACATTGTAAGAATGCAAAGTCTAGATTAACTGTTGAAAACAGAATCGTAGATGTAAGATTAACATATGATAAAGGTCTTGATAGATATTATGGTCTGCTTGATCTTGCACTAGATAGTGGTGTTTTTGAAAAACAATCTACTAGAGTGTTATTACCTACAGGCAAAACTGAGTTTGGTAAAACTATTAATAACAATCCAGAAAAATACTTCACAGAAGATGTAATGGAGAAATTAGAAAAAGTTGTAAACGGATATTTTAGATATGGAAGCGAGAATCGAGAACACGATAATCAAGAATCTGATTCAGAATGATACTTACACTAGAAAGGTAATCCCTTTTATCAAGTCTGAGTATTTCACCGAATCATCTGAAAGATTAATATTTGAAGAGATAAGTAATTATTTCGACAAGTATACTAAAAGTCCTACAGTTGAAGCACTTCTCATTAATCTTGACAATGTGACTTCAAAAGGAGATGCAATAGTCAAGTCCTCAAAACAACTTGTAGAGAACATCAAAGCAGATGATACACCTTTAGATTGGCTGATAGATGAAACTGAAAAGTGGTGCAAAGATAGAGCAATCTACATTGCAGTCATGGACAGTATTGAAGTCTTAGATGAAAAATCTAAAAGGTCAACTGGTGAAATACCAGACTTACTCAAAGATGCTCTATCAGTATCTTTTGACACACATATTGGTCACGACCAGTTAGAAGATGCTGATGAGAGATTTGAGTTTTATAATACAGAAGAAGAGAAGATGCCTTTTGATCTTGAATACTTCAACAAGATTACAAAAGGTGGTCTGCCTAACAAGACTCTAAACATTTGTCTGGCAGGAACTGGTGTTGGTAAATCATTGTTCATGTGCCACATGGCATCTAATTGTTTACTCATGGGTAAAAATGTTCTTTACATTACTATGGAGATGAGTGAAGAAAGAATCGCAGAGAGAATCGATTCGAACACAATGAATGTGCCAATGAAAGAACTGCCAGATGTTTCTAAAAAAGAGTATGACAAGAAGATACAAAGAATCAAAAACAAAACAAAAGGTAAATTAATTGTCAAAGAATATCCTACGGCAGCTGCTCATGTAGGTCATTTCAGACATTTACTACAAGAACTAAACATCAAAAAAGATTTTAGACCAGATATTATCTTTATAGATTATCTAAACATTTGTGCATCACATAGAATCAGACCAGGTTCAGGTGCAAACTCTTACACACTTGTTAAGAGTATTGCAGAAGAGTTAAGAGGTCTTGCAGTTGAATATGATGTGCCTATGGTATCTGCAACTCAAACTACAAGAAGTGGTTATGGTTCTACAGATATTGGTCTAGAAGATACATCAGAATCTTTTGGTCTGCCTGCAACTGCCGA